ATCAACAAATTCTAACTCTCCTGTTAAAACTGAAAGCTCTAGCCATTCTTTAAATATTCGATAATGAAAATTATCAATCATGTATTTTTGACAGAAGTTCCAATGTTGCCTGTCTTCTAACAAACTTAATCTTGAACTTGAATAGTTAGTTTCTGAGAAGTCTTTACTTATAGTTTCAAAACTACATCCTATTCCAGTTGCAAAACGTCTGATTTTGTTTTTTACAAACATCTCATACTGCTGAGATGGGTAGTCAATATCAGGAACATTAACAGTTTCATTCGGCATCAAATATCTAAATGTACCCGGCTCAAAGTTTTGTATTCTCTGTGCATTTTGTACATCATCACCGATCAATTCGCCCTGATCGTTTTGAATGAATCCCATGATACTTGCACCAGCCCTCGCTCGAATTACAGCAGCTTCTTCATACCCTTGTAATTGGTGCATATCATTCATCACACTATGAAACCAAGGCACACCCCTGTTCTGGCCGGGTCGTTCTGGCATGAACAAATGTATGATCTCAGAAGCATTTACAAAGATATGCAAAGACTGTTTGTTTGCATAATCCAAGTAATACGCATCTCCGGGGTGTTTCTTGAGAATCGCATATCGTACTGGTCTTCCCCACTCATCAACCTCTACACCATTTCTCCACTCATTACCTTTAGTAAGTGTCTTACCATCATATTCTTCATCCAACATATCACTCTCAATCATCTGTAAAGCAAGAGGTAC